AGCCTGAAGTGAAGGCTGCCAGATATACTGACCCTGACCATCTTTTAGCTTTCTAATGGCCTTAATAGTGGCATCGTTCATAACGAACACGGACTTGTTTCTGTAAGGAGACTTTAGAGAGTAGAAAAGGTCCAAAACCTCATCAATGGTAATAGCTGTAGCACTTGCAGCGGTTACACCGATTTGCGCTCCACCAGTGGCAGCAAGAATACCTGTAGGCTTACCAGAACCATCTCCTGTGAAGAAAGCATCTTCTTCCTTGTTACCAATACGTCTTGCAAACTCTCTAGCAATATAGTTCTCAAGATTAAACACGCTGTCATTAAGAAGCTCTTCAGACACCTTGATCATGGTACCTAGCTTGTAAGCACCAATGGAAACCTGTCCAAAACTTTCATCGCTTTCAGGAATGGCACCTTCTTCATCAATCCAAGAAGCAGTACCTTTGGAAGCCACTACTGGAATCTTACGATCGCCAGATGAGGTGGAGATGACGTTGGCCAGCTTTCTGAAGATATTCTCTTCATCTAGGGCTTCAATAAGAGTACGCTCGAACTCATCTGGTACAAGATAGCCACCTTCGGTGTCGGTGCCGATCTGCAGTGCGTTCTTAATCACCGGATCGAGTCCTTCACCAGAACGGGTTCTCATGGCATTCCAGAAGGCTTTCTGGTATTCAGCAGAAGCTCTGCCGCCTTTGGATTCCATCCCCTGGAAGATAGGCTTCCCGGTAAGTGGTGTGTTAAGTGGCTTTGAAAGCTCGCGGTCCAGTGCTTCTTGCTTTTCAAGACGATCAATCTCTTTACCGAGGGCAACCACATCCGCTTCCATTTTTTCATAGGTTGCAGTGTCTTCAGCAGATACAATTCCATCTGTACCTCTTTTGGTATCGAGGAAGGCTTTGGCAGCTTCCCAGGATTTTGCTCTTTTTTCACGCAGTTCAAGAATTTTATTCATAGTGTTTTCCTCCTAAAATTTAGTGTTGAATTAAAGAAAGTCGCTTTTCTAGCGACTCAATTGGGGTGCCAGTATTCTCTTTTGCTAGTTTGGGTTTTACCTTATCCAGCAGAGAGTTGGTAACAGCTCTGCGGCTGAAGGCATAGGTAAAGTCCTCAGTCTGATTTCTTTTCTTCTCATCCTCCAAGATGCCATCAGCAAAGCCAAGCTCGATGGCCTTCTTCGCATTGAGCCAGGTTTCTGCATCCATAAGATGGGAGAGCTTTGTCCTTGATTGACCTGTCTTGATTTCGTAGGCATTGATGATGCTCTCTTTAACTTCAGAAAGCATAGCGATGGCTTTTTTCATTTCCTCGCTGTCCCCAATGGCCACTGTAAGGGGGTTATGGACCATCATGAGGGCAGTTGGTGCCATAAGCACCGTTGTCCCCGCCATGGCGATGACTGAGGCGGCTGAGGCTGCAATACCGTCAATCTTTACGGTAACAGTGCCTTTGTAATCCATCAGCATGGCGTAAATCTGACTAGCAGCAATGCAATCACCTCCTGGAGAATTGAGCCAAATAACAATGTCACCCTCACCGGCAGTAAGCTCTGCTTTAAATGCCTTAGGGGTGACGTCATCATCAAACCATGAATCTTCGGCAATAACGCCGTCTAGATAAAGTGTTCGGACACCAGTGTTTTCATCTCGTGCCCAGTTCCAAAACTTCTTCATTAAGGTTCCTCCGTTTCTTTGATATTTGCGAACGCGCCTGCGTCCTGTAATTTAGTCATGGCGCCGTTGATGAGGTAGAGGTCGCCACCAAATGACTCTGGAATTCTATCCAGATTTTCAAGCTCTCTGATATCATTGGCACTCATCCAACCGTTCTGCCTTGCAGTGGCATAGCCACTCATACGACTTACATAATCACCACGAAGTAGGCCATCCACGTTAAACTTGATAAATACATTAGGTTTTTCACTTTCCATGAGTAGAGCTCTGCACATGGACTGTTCCCAGCGGACCACCCAAGGGTCGAGGGTGTATTTTACAAACTCCAGTGATTGCTGTTCGATGTTACTAAAGGATGACTTCTCAAGGTCAGCAAGCATATGAGGTGGAACTCTAAAGATACGAGCGATCTCATTGATCTGAAACTTTCTGGTTTCAAGGAACTGAGCCTGCTCAGGTGAAATGCCAATCGGCTGATACTTCATACCTTCTTCAAGGACAGCTACCCTGTGGGCATTACCACTTCCTTGATAGGCTGCGTTCCATGATTCTTTAATCCTTGCAGGGTCCTTGATGGTACCGGGGTGTTCCAAGACGCCACCGGGTGAAGCGCCATTAGCGAAAAACTTAGCTCCATATTCTTCAGTAGCAATGGCAAGACCCACAGCATTTTTCGCCATGGCTATGGGTGAATAGCCTACCAGCCCATCAAAGCCAAGTCCGGGGATATGAAGGACATCTGATGGTGAAAGATAGACTTGATTGTCTCTACCGAGAGTAGGAGCATCCTCGCTGCCACGCTGATACAAATAGAAAAGCCGACCACTTGAATCGCGATCGACAGTCATTTTGTTTGGCATTAATGGGTACAGGGAAATCACTTCACCTCGTGCATTTCGAATAATCTGAGCATAAGCATTTCCCCATAATAAAAGATGACTCATCAGCGTCTCTCTAAACGCAAAAGAAGTCATCTCAGGGTTTGGTTCATCATGGAGCAATTTGTAAAGCGGATGTTTGAGGTTTTTCTCCTTCCCACCTGAATCATTGTATTTGTAGACATGAAGTGGTAGACCAGCTAGCGTCTCAGATAAAATTCTCACGCAGCTATACACTGCGGTCATTTGCATAGCAGTCTGCTCATTGACCGGTTTTCCGGCACTGGTGCTTCCAAAAAAAAAGCTGTAGCGGCTGCCACCAAGAGCGTCTTTAGGCTTATCTCGGGCCTTAAATATTCCTTGCAGTATTCCCATGGACATCACTCTCCTTAAAATGGACATGAAAAAAGCACCTCGTTTGAGATGCTCATAGATATTGTGTTTGTTTTTATTTAGTTGAATGGCAAAACTCAAAATATTTTTTAACTGCAGATCTTAATGAGGCCATTCCATTTTTAATATTTGAGCCTGGTGTAAAACTAATACCAGTAGGTGCTGGACGATTAAGACTCTCGTCTTCGGATGAATATTCAAGCAGCTCAACAAGGCTGCGACCACCATCCTTTGAAAATTCTTCATCTAAGTTCATTTTCAGACTTTCTTCAACTCTTCGACAGCGGCTAATACTGTCTGATATAGGACGACTTGAAATTTTGCCCTGTAGCCAATTGCGGTAAGCATCATCACGCATATTTATCACCTCAATAGTATTTTACACTAAATACACGTGGATGTATTTGACAATTGAAAATTGATGAAAACTGATTACATGACGGTGATGAAGATGATGTATTACGTTGAGATGTTATGCAAAACGAACCTCAGAATACTAATAATCCTCTGTCATCATAAACAGAATTACCGGTTTCTCCACCACAGCGGATCGCTCGGTCAAGAGCCATAATCGTGGCCACAGCACCGTCAATCTTCTCGGTGGATTTCTCTTTGTCTGCTTTGATATTCCCAGCAGGATCAGTTCTAATAAAAATGTTGTCCATCATCCAACGGAGAACAGGATGACCGCCGTGGGCTATCTTTTCTTCCAAAGTCAGCTTCATTAATTCTTTTGTTGGCGGTGACATGTCTTTGAATCCCTGTCCAAAAGGAACGACTGTGAATCCTAAATTCTCTAGATTCTGTGTCATCTGAACTGCTCCCCAGCGGTCAAAGGCAATCTCACGGATGTTATATTTCATCCCAAGCTCCTCAATGAATGTCTCAATGAATCCGTAGTGAACAACATTGCCTTCAGTAGTCAACAGAAATCCTTGTTTTTCCCACACATCATAATTCACATGATCCCGTCTAACCCTAAGGTCAATGCTGTCTTCCGGTATCCAGAAGTATGGAAGAACCACATACTTGTCATCTTCATCCTGTGGAGGGAAGACCAGTACGAAGGCTGTAATGTCAGTGGAAGAGGAAAGGTCCAGTCCACCATAGCAGGTGCGGCCCTTAAGGGTTTCTGGATTAACAGGAAAAGCACAAGCATCCCATTTATCCATTGGCATCCAACGAATAGCCTGCTTCACCCATTGATTGAGTCGAAGCTGCCTGAAGCTGTTTTCTTCCGCAGGGTTTTGTCTTGCGGATTCATAGGCTGCCTTCACCTTATCCATGCTGACAGTGATGCCAAGGGATGGATTTGCTTTTTTCCACACCTTGGGATCGGACCAGTCATCTTCAAGAGCTGCGCCATAAATGACGGGGTAGAAGGTAGGATCGTTCTTTCTTCCTGCCATGATATCCAGTGCTTTCTGATGAACCTCCCAGCAGATACTGTTTTGATTATCTCCGGCAGTGGTGATTAGAAAATACAATGGCTGCATCCTGGCATCACCACTACCTTTTGTCATAACATCATAGAGTTTTCGGTTAGGTTGAGTATGGAGTTCATCAAAGACAACCCCATGGGTATTAAAACCGTGTTTGTTTCCAACATCCGCTGAGAGCACTTGATAGATGCTTCCAGTAGGTTGATAGATGAGCCTTTTTTGTGAGTCCAGAATCTTTACCCGCTTGGATAAGGCTGGGCACATACGCACCATATCAGCAGCCACGTTAAAAACGATGGAGGCTTGGTTACGATCTGCAGCGCAGCCATAAACCTCAGCACGTTCTTCATTATCTCCACAGGTTAAGAGCAGGGCAACAGCCGCCGCCAGCTCACTCTTTCCCATCTTCTTTGGTATTTCTACATAAGCAGTATTAAATTGTCGGTAGCCATTTGGCTTCAAAGTTCCGAAGATATCCCGGATGATTTGCTCCTGCCAATCTATCAGTTCAAAGGGCTTTCCTGCCCAGGTTCCTTTTGTATGGGAGAGGCATTCAATAAAACCAACTGCATAGTCCGCCATCTCCTTGCTGTAATGAGAATCCTTCGCCATGTAAGAGGTTGGTTTATACTTCTTTAGTTTTCGGATATGCGGACACCTCCTTTAAAAAGACATAAAAAATAGACCCTAAGGTCTTTTGTAACGAGGAAAAGAGCCATACAGCCCTGTTCCTTTATGCGTTTTTCTCTTGTTGTTAATTGTATTTCTTCATCAAAACTTCAAGTGCAGCTTGCGCATTGGCGTCGATGGGTTCAATGTCCCAGCCTCTATCAAAGTTTGCAATGATCTGGCCATCTCGCTTTAGCATCAGTTTTGATATTCTACCCTCATCAATGCCGTAAGGGGATCCTAAGTCAAAGCTTTTAATCCAGTAATGAATGGTTCTGTTTTCGACTTCGATTTTGCCTCCTCTCCACATGGTTTCATTCCTCCTTAAATCCTAACCAAGATTGCTGGTAGAGTTTGCTTTTCGCCGGTCTGCCAGTCGGTGTAGCTTGTCTTAACCTTGGTAAGTCCGTCCATCCTGCAACCGTGCTTTTCAAATTCAGCAAGGGTTGCGATCAGTCCTGAGAAGGTGCTTGAAATGGTAATGTGCTCTATTCCATAGGCTCTGCAGGCATTAACAATGGGTTCAATGTCGTAATCCCAAATGACCTCAGAAAAGTCGATGGTGTCGTTTCCTACTTCCTTGCTTCTTTCGTAGGCCCAGTACATGGTGCTGTTGATTCCTGATTCCTTAAAATTTGCGCCAGTTGCCTTGGCTTCTTCAAATGCTTTGATTTCTTTCATTTTCTCATCCTCCATTTAGTGTGTTTTGTTTGGTATTACATATATCACTCTAAACGAGAATAATAGCAAGTCATTTCTGTAGTTATAGATCAGGTTTTCAGTTTAATCTTCAATCGCTGTGTACCTCGAATAATCATAGCCTTCTGTACTGGATAATATCTTTTCGCCAGTGTCTTTGTTAATGACCCTGATACATCGAAGCTCACCTTTTTCGTTAGTGCCGCCATCTGACTTCTTGATCCAGGGCTGGTCCTCTAGAAAATCACTGGTGAACTTTTTAAACTCTGAATCACTGAGTTCAACTTCTCGAATCACAGTGTAATCAGAACCAATGACGCCATCTTCTTTTGCCTCTTCAGTTGCTTCTTTTAGTTCCTTAAGGTTGTAGAACTTTCGACCAAATAATGCCTTCATTGCTATACCTCCTTCCTGGATTTTTCATCAATTACTTTGCAGGAATCAATGCCGTAAACCACATTCAAGCTGCTGCCGTTGTCCCACTGAACCATGATGGAGCCTGTGTCATCCACGCCCCACACGGTGCCTTTTGTGCCCGCAGGCGGTGCTTGCACATCATCCATGCTAAGGAGCTGGACTCTGGCACCAGCGGAGTACTGCTTGCGTAGGTAGGCCAGTCTTTCTTTACTGATCGGTTTCATTAGGAGCACCTCCTTTGAAAGCGCTGCTGCCTGATAGGTTTTGAAGGAGAATCTTTCTGTGGGTTTTGAATTCCTCTCCGATAAATCCGAGGCGGAGAAGGAAGCATCTAAATGCGTATTTCTCATTATCGACTTCTTTCTCTTTTACAGTGATTCTCTTTTGGATTTTCGCCATTTCACAAAGCTTTGTAATGAACTGGGAGTAGG